AGAAAGGTTATGGAATGTAGGGTATAGGTGTGTGGATAGACACCTGACGATAGACCATAACCATTGGATAGATGGTAGAGAGGGCGTTATGCGGGTCTTGACAAATGGGGAGGGAATGTGGTGTAAGTTGAATGAAAAAGGACTTACTTTAATAGTAAGTCCTCTATAATGGTAAGTATTATCAAGACAAAGAGTATCGCAATTAGACTAATAAGTAAACCCATTATGTCTCATAGAAGAAACCTCGATTAAACAAGGATTCTATCTCTTGCCTTTCATTATCTGTCATAATACCCGTAACTGCTAAATCCTTTCCCTGAACATAGCCACTACCTGTACCGCTTGCTACAATGGTAGAAATTACTTCTGATTTCATAACAGGGACACCAATAGTCTTTTTGATTTCATCAGAGTTAGGGTTAGGTACTGAAAGTGGATTGAAGTAAAGCGTAGCCTTTATTGATGCATCATAAACATAAGGGCTTCCACCACCACCCGTAGATATTGTTACAGGAGTTGAAGTGTTAAGCGTGTGTGTTAAGATACCATAAGCCTCTGCCGTACTTCCAAGAGCATTTCCCCATTGTCCTGAAAAAGCACCCGTAACAAGTCCTGACATCGCACCTATCATACGACTTGCAGAGTTGTCAATATTAGCACCGACAGGAATAGGTACGCTCGCATTACCCGAAACAATGGACAAGGGTAACTTTTTACCACCATCAACTTTTCTATAAACCTCAATAGTGTAATCACCCGAATAGAGGTTGAAGTAATATCTTGCGTAAATGTTTGATACAAGAGCAACATTATCACTACCGTCATTGTTGAGTAATGAAGTACCTGGAATTGTGATATTACCGTAAAGAGGCATTATCAATTCAAGAGTGGAGTTAATTGCTCTCCAATCAACAAGGCTTAAAGGTACAGGGATTGTTATTTCGCTTGAACGAACAACAATAGCACTAACCCTTCTTCTTGTAATACCTGAATCAATATCAGTACCAAACCAAATGTTTCCACCAGGAGCGTCAATAGCGTTAAGTGCGTTATAATTTAATGGTAGCCAAAAAGCACCTGTAATTGAGTTAAGACAAGTAACTTCACCTGCACCAAGAGCCTTTTGTATTTGCGTAGTGGTTTTACCCGAATAAGCGGACAAAAGACTTCTCAATTCAGTAGTAGACATTAAGTTAACTTCATTGTGGTCGATACAAGTAATACCAACCGATACCATAGCATTTGCATTATAAATGAAGTTAAGTAATGTTTCAGATGTGCCAAGAATATTACTACCCGCCTCAACTGCTAATCTTGTATCAGGAATAGCATAGTTAGTAGCGGTATCAGCATACTGAATATAACCTCTTGACATACCAATATATGCTTTGTGTGTGGCTAAAACATTTTCTCTACCTGTAACTTCCCAAACACCATCACGAACACTAATCATATTTGTTACCCAATAGTATTTGTTAAGTACCTTAAAACTCGTTGCTAAATGACAATCTCCATTAAATACGATAGTAGGGTTATAAAGGTCAGTAGGATGCTTAAAGACACAATCACCACTTATAACAGTTGTAGTAGGTATATGCGTAGAATTAGTTTTCTGTGTATCACCATAAAATGTTACTGTTGGCATTGTTATTTCCTCCTTGTTAGAAATAAGGGGTGGCAGTTTTTACCACCACCCCCGTAGATTAGTGAGCAACTCTAACTGTTACACATACATCGGTAATAGAGCCTTGTACCGAACCCTGAACCGAGCCACTTGCAGGGTTGAAGATAAGTCCTGTTACTTTGCCTGTACCGTCAGTTATTGACTTATAACCACTATCATTATAAGTACCTGAAATAGACAATACTTTAACCGAACCATAAATCGGTGAGCATACAGTCAAGTTCAAGAAGTTACTAACACTTGATGCATAACCTGTGAAGTCGATAATATGATTACCTGATTCATCCTGACCGTAATCCATCTCCAACATATTGTTGTGAGCGGAGTCAAGAGCACCTGTAATATTTACTCCACCGCCTCCACCACCAACTGTTACGACTGTAGCCGTGTGATTGCTGATAGTTTTTGTAGCACCATTGACATCAAACGAAACCAAAATCTGCTTTGTTGAGTCATTAGGGTACTCAAAGTATGCTTCGATGCTATAATTGCTTGTGTCATAACCTGCGGAGATATTTGCAAGAATAGGTACGATATAATCCTCGCTATCCCAATAAGCACCATTGATTAACCAAGTTACGCACTGACATATACGCTTATCACCGTCGTCGAAAGTGATAACAGGGTTAGCGTCAAGAGTAATATCATCTCTTGTCCAATAGGAATCTGAAAAGCTGAGTGTAGGGGTATAAACTCCACCGCCTGCACCCCAAGTACCCAAATCGACAGCAACATTTGTCTTTGGTACATAACCGCCTGCCTGACCAACAACCCAAGTCTGTGAGTTAGCGTCATACTTAATAACATCACCGTCAGCAACGCCCGTAGTGTCAACATCGGTCAAGTCGTCAAGTGAAACCTGCAATTCAGCGTTTACCCACTCATCAGCGTTTGCATCATAAGCAAGGAAATCACCGTCAGCAAGTGCGTTATTGATATTGACATCTGCAACATTGTTGAGTTTGTTAGCAAGTGTCTTTAAGGTATTGCCTGCACCGTCCGTAACCTCAATCTGTTTGCTTGCGTTATAGTCTACATCGGCAACATAAGTGGTAAGGTCTTTACCGTTGATGTCAGTTTGTGCGGAGTAAGCCGTAACTTCAAATCTAAACAGTTCAGCCATCGGAGTATCACCATTGTAACAAACTATCTTGTAGTGTCCGTCCTGAACATCCTCAACGCACTCCATATACTTGATATAAGTATTCTTGATAACATTGTCGTTGGTGTCCTTCCAAGCTGTTTCGGCATAGTGGATGGTGAGTGTATCTACATCGCCTGTACCGTGTGTAACGGTTACATAGTCGCTGTTTTGTGATACAACGATACTCTTGATATAGTCGGCAATCAAGTTACCGTAAGTATCGTTCTTTGCCGTATCTACTGCAGGGAGTAATGATACTACGATATTACCCATAGCGTCTCTAAACTGAAGTTCGCCTGTCTGTGCATCGTTAGTAACATTAGCAATATAGGTAGTCTTGATAGTATTACCTAAATCGTCCTTTTGTGCTTTAACTGCATAAGGGGCTGTGATGCTATAAGCCGTACCACCGTAAGTTGTGAATACGATATTATCTCCCGAAACTGAAACACTCTCGATAGCGTTCGTACAATCTGTTGCGACGGTTGCAAGGTCAGCATTTGTAGCGTGGCTTGCTTCGGTAGCATATGGAACTGTAATTTCGGATAACTGTGTTCCGTCTTTGGAGATTAACTTAACAGTCGTAGTACCTGCTTGTAACTTATCACCGTAGGATGCCTCAATCTCGTCGCCTGCACCATCGTTCAAAGCACGGGTAGCATAAGCAACTGTGATTGAGTTCAAAAGTCTGCCCTTTGCGTCACGAAGAACTACATTGTCACCGTCTACTGCAAGGGATGCGGCATAAGTTGTGAGGTCTTTACCATCAACATCCTGTGATGCTTGTACGGCATAAGGGATTGTCAAATCAACGATAGTACCATCGCCGTGTGTGATTCTAACCTTATCACCTGCAATCTGAACATTGTAGATATAGTCCTCAAGTTCGTGTCCGTTGATGTCATACTTTGCTTTATCAGCATAAGGTATTGTAACTGCAGTATTCGTACCGTCTCCGTGTGTGAATACTACCGTATCACCAACTCCTGCAACAGAGAAGATATAGGTGGAAATATCTCTACCGTTCTTGTCTACTGTTGCTTTCTCTGCATAAGAGACTGTAACCGAGGAAACTACTTCGCCTGACTCGTTTACCAATCTCAGTTTGTCGCCTGAAACATTAAGAGCCAAACCAACATATCTTTGGCACATATCGACTAACCAATCGAGATTCATTTCGTGGAAGTCTGTTCCAGGGTAGGTAAAGTTTCTAAACATATTAGGCATAATTATTTACCTCCTTCATTACAGCCTATTGTCAAGTAAGTCGTAGATATTGTTGAGGATAGCAATAATAGTGGCATCGTCTGCCCTTATCTGTGTCGTATCGCTCGCAATAGTTACAACCTTATTGTAAGTGTTCAAAGTGTTGTTAGCAATATCTTCGGTAAAGCCTGCGGTAGCTCCTGTGTTGCTTGCAACGGTATTGATGTTGTTAGCAATAGAAGTGGTATTACCCTTGATAGTAGCCACATCACTCTTAATGGTGTCTGTGTTAGCCTTTATTTGTGTAATAGGCGTAACTACAGCACCCGTATTATCCTTAATATCACCAAGTACACTATTAGTAGTGTCTAATTTTCCGTCTATTTGCTGTACCTCATAGAGCGTATCATTAACAGACTGTGCCATACCTGGCAATACATCGGTGTTGTCCTTGATGTCAGGTAAAGTATCCGTATTAGTCTTGATAGCATCAGCATCGTCCTTGATAGCAGATAACTTGTCCAACATCTGTTCAATTTTGGTATTGATTGCCGTTAAGAAGGCAGTCAATAAATCACGAATTTCTTGTAAAAGAATTGTCGGCATAGTATTTACCTCCTCAATATACGCCAATCGTCATCTCGTCAATGAATATATCAGCCATATGCTCATATAAATTCCAATAACGAACTTCCAACTCGGATTTGAGCAACTTCTGTGAAGTCTGTGAAATACCCCAGTTACCCCAACTATGATACTCACGGTCAAAATCTCTATCGTTTGTTGTGTCATTGTCAATAGTGCCACTTGACACTTCGGTAGTATCATCTGTACCTGAAGTAGTTTCGTTGTAGGTTGTGGTCTTGTCGTCAGTACCTGAACCACTCTCTGACCAAGTTGTGTCAGTTGTCTTATCGTCCGTACCCGTTACACTTTCAGAAGAACTCTCTGAAGAAGTGGTCTTATTGTCGGGCTGATAAGTAGAGGAGTTGTATGCAGATACCGTTTGTTCCGTACTACCTGAACTTGAAGTCGTTGTACTTGATGTTGTGTCATCGTCTACGACTTCTTTTGATGTACCACTCTTGCTATAAGTAGTATCGTCGTCCATAACTTCGGTACTTGATTTTGTACCCGTAGTGTCGTTATCAATAGTCTTTCTACCCGAAGTAGTAGTATCGTTAGTACCCGTGTCCGAAGTATCTTCGTGTACTTGCTCATATCCGTTTCTATCCCAAAGTGGCTCATATTCCTTTTCGGCAACTGTAAACCACTTGTCAAACACAGGCTTCCACTTGTTCCACCATTGTCCGTTCATAATATAGAAGAAACGGGGGTCTGTGAACAATGGCTCGAAACTCATACCCTTCAACATAATGGTAGAAAGGAGAGTATCTTTGTCGAAGCCTTGTACTTCTGAATCGGAGTCAAACGCCCAAGCGTCTGTAAGACTTTGGGGGTCACTCATCGAATTCAGCATTCTCTCCATTGTCCATAGAGTTAAGCGGCTGTTCATATTTCTCTACCTCCATATTAGTACCATAATGCGTGTTTATGAGTTCCAACGATTCGTTAAGGGTATTAACCCAACAAGATACTCTTGACTGTGCCTGTGCATTTGACATTTCAGCCTCTGCATTAAGCATATGTGCCTTCTTGTCGCTATTGCTTACAGGTAAACCAATCTCCATATAGAAACCGTCCATTATAGTCTGCATATCCTGTAACAAATCTGTAACAACATAAGTCTGTGTGTAATTGTTCATAAAGCAATCCTTAAAAGGATTATCACGAGGCATTACCTCTTCCTCGAAGTGTTTGGTGTTGTCCTTCCATACAACCAATGATTCACCTGCTTGTATCTTGTCGTAAACTTTCTTCAACTTCTCTGACTCTGCCAATGAGTCTGCGGTAACAACTAACGGCATTTTAGCGTTGATAAGTCCAACATTGATACCTTTGGTAATCTCTGCGAGCTGTGTCGCATAGTGGTCTATGATGTCCCAAACTCCGTTAAAATCTGGAGTCAGTTTCAGAATTTCACAGTCCTTGTGAATCTCAAACTCCTTTTGATATAACGGATTACTTACGATTGCCTTCGTGGGCTGATAGTAAAAATCATATCCACTTAAAGTGCAAGGCTGAAAGGCTATGCCCGTTTCCTTGTCGCCAAATCGAGCAGACTCGAAAACTGCAACATAGCCCCTCGCCCATAAGCACAGTAAGAAAAAGTCTTGCGACCATTCCTTTGGCAAGTTTTTGAACTCCAAGCAACTATCAATCTTCTGAAGTAAACTTCTAAACCAATACTGATATTGCTCTGACTTCAAGTTCCAATAAGTATTTGGGACGGTCATATTCTGTAGAATGGCAATCTGTCTTTCGTCAAACATAACCGTCAACCTCCTAATACTTACTTATACCAAACAACAATCTCTGCATCGTTTGCAGGAGCGGTGTCGAAGGTAATTGTCTTTGTGTCAGCGTCATAAGAGTAGTCTGTATCAGCTACTTCTGTACCACCAACTGTTACCTTGAGGATTTCACGAACTTCGCCCTCAAGTACGAAGTCTACTTCAGAGCCGTCACCTTCGAAAGTTTCGGTAGCACCACCCTCACCGAGGATATAGATAATGCTGTTCTCCGTGTAGTCCTGAATCGCACCGAATTTATAGTGCATCCAGGTGTTCGTGTAAAGATGTCTTGCATTCACGGGAGTAACATAAGCACCTGTGAACTGATTGATTGACTGAATTGCATCTGTATCGAAAAGGATACCAACAACATAGTCAAGAGCAACCTCTGCAGTTGTAGCACCATCGGGAAGAGCAGGCTTGCAGTCAATGCTCATTCTCTTGCCAGGTACTGAACTCTGCCAATAAGTAACACCTTCATAGTTTTCGAGAGAGAGATACTCGGGATTGAAAATCTCAGGCATAACTCTTGTCTTTGCCTTTGCGATGAACTCGCTGAAAAGCATCAACTTCTGCTTTGACTTCGGAGTAAATCTCAAAACATTGTAATCAACGCCACCCTCTGTGATTGTGAGAGGGTTGTGATAAAGAGCAGTTCTCTCTTCAAGTCTGTCGGAGTCAATCTTAATCTTTGATGTGAAGAACTCCATAAACTCTGTTAAGTGCTCACGGAGAACTTCGTCTCTTGTGTAAGCCTTACCCGTTTCGTCGTTGAAATACTTGATAAGGTCAACAACGCACTCACCACCAAGAGTAGGTGTAGCGGATGTAGCCTGTAAGTAAACACCTGCGATACGGTCAGTAACGAGTGCTCTGTTGCGAGATTCAAGAGTAGACTCGATGTCATTCTCAATCTCTGTCATACAGCCGTTCATAAATGCGATGAAGGTAGCCTCGTTGTTGAAAGCACTCTGCAACTGTGCGAGAGGTGTAGTATAGTGCTTATCCCATACTGCCTCTGACAAGAAGAAACGCTCTACAACTTTAGGAAGCTTAATCTCCCACATAGAACCTGCACCGTCGCCATCACCCTGACCATCAGCAATATTAGTGTTGAGGTCAGTATTGAAAGCACCTGATGCCTCGTTATCTGCGGCATAGAAAGATACCTTTGCTTTACGAGTGTTGAACTGATTTTCACTTGCGTTGATAAGTCCGAACTTACCTGTGTACTTGCGAGACTGCATTACAACCTCTGCAATAGTACGATAAATGCTACCGAGTACATTCTCTGTACCTGTAGCGAGTGTCTTTGTACCTGCATCAATAAATGAAGTATGGTCAACAACTGCCAAATCAGCCTGAGCTGTAGCCTGTCTTGCCAAAGCGTTCATTACTGCGTAGGCATCCTTAATCTGAAATACTGCCATATTAGTTTTCCTCCTTTAGCAGATTTACAAGTTTTGTGATGTCGTCTTCACCATTATTGCCCTGTTCATTTTCGGGTGCAGGTGTAACTTCATCCTTTTTCTTTATCTCCACATCACCATTGTTAGGGTCTACTACCGCCTCGACCTTTTTTACTTCAGGTGATGTTTCAACCACTTCCATAAGTTTTAGTACATCAGCAGGTTTATATCCTGCCTTCGCTAATGCTACAATATCCGAGATTTTCATAATTAAATTCCTCCTGTGCTTATAATAAATCTCTTGTATCTACTCGTAGGTATTGCATATAGGTATGATAAAAATAATCACCTGTGAAACTATCTTCACAATATACTCTACCCATTTGTAACTCATTTTCTATGTCAATCCCAATGCGTTCTTTTATGTCTTTCCACATCAATATGATATTATTCCAACTCGTATAAGTCAAATCTTTTACATTTGTCAAGTGGTAGTAAGAACTCTTTTTGGGTGTTTGACGAATAACCAAGAACTCTCTTTCGTGTGGCTCGTCTTGATATAAGCCATCAACAATTTCCAATGTGTACCAACGAGCATATCTAACATACATACCCAAGTTGATACCCATTATCGGGTCGAACATAGAACACAATAATTGCTCATAAGCCTCTTCATTGTCGGTATGAGGGATATTTGCAACATCTTGTATTTCCCATTCACCTGTTTGTGCCATTTTAGAGCCACGAACATATTTAGAAGTTCTCTTACCGATTTTAGGGTTGTACTTACACCATTCAGCAATAACCCTTGTCGGCTCACCTTCTTCATTGGTTAAAAGTATCTCTTTGATTTCACCTTGCTTGATAGCGTTAGGGTCAATACCGTAGGGGCTAAAATAAGGTGAGTATTTACAAATACTGTTTCCAATGATAAAGATTTTCATATCTTGTTGTGTACGGGCAATAGTTGATACGGTCTGCTCCCAAGCATCGAACTCATCACGCAATACTCTTTCCGATTTAAGTTGTAAGAACTCATCTAATATGATGACCTGTGCTTTTTCAAATGTTTGAGATTTTGTGTGAGCTACCTGATTGAGAGCAACCGCCCAACCTAAAGTAATAGGCTCTTCCTCTGTGTCATCTTCATTATAAAGCAAAAATGCTCCCCTATAAAATTTGATAGCATATCCCTTTCCAAATATATCCTCGACAGGTAAAGGCGACATAAGTTTTGTCATTGACTTAACTACAATGTCCTCTGCCCATCGTCTAACATAAACGAAAGTCCTGCCCGTTTTCTTAAAGTTTTTAAGAGCGTATTGCAGGCATTGATAAGTCTTACCATTAGAACGCTGACCCCATATTACTGCGATGTCAGGGTTCATATCCATTAGGGGCTTTAAGTTATAAAAGTCCTTTGAAGTAAGTGCCTCTTGTATCGTCTTTTCACGACGCTTTGCCTTTTCTTCAAACTCTTTAGATTTAGTAGCCATTACTTCTTATACTCCTTTGCCGCTTTTTCTGAATTAGCACCATAGAAGCCGTCTACTTTTGTTCCCCATATTGCTTGACACTTTTTGACTGCAGATAAGGTTTCGCTACCTATATCCCCGTCAGCACCGTACTTTGGCAAGCAATTAGGTAATGTCCATAACAACAACTTTTGTAACTTAACTACTTCCGCACCCTTATCACCTCTTTGGAAATATCCTCTTGCAGGTCTTTTAGGGAATGCTCCCGTGTAACCCGAAGGTGTAGGTGTTGGTGTTGGGGTAGGTGTAGGTTTTTCGGCAGTGTACCACGGACGACCAAAGCCTTCCATATCACTTATTCTACGGGTACAACTGTCAACCTTGTTGTTATGATTTCCTTCGATAGTTTTGAAAGTTCCGTTAGAGTTTACCTCTTTAACAAAACCCGTGTGTCCATATCCGTCAGTAAAGAATACATCACCCTCTTCAGGTTTTGAGTAGAACTTCTTTTTGTTCTTGTAATACTGTGCATTAAACTTTACCCCACAACCACAGTTGTCTGATTTAGGCTGATACTGTGCCGCAAGTGCCGTACCCTTTGGGTCAGGTGAACTTGCTTTCCAAATACACCACGAGGTAAATGTCGCACACCAAGCCACATTTTGCTTGTTACCATTGAAGTAGTGGATTGCATCGAGGTCACGGGCGTACTTCGTCCAATTGTTACCTTCTTCGTGATAGCCTATTTCGTTATTCGCAATACGCTTTACATCTGACCAATAAACATCACCCATAGTTATGCCTCCTTATCAAGTTTATCACAGAGTTTATCGACGGCAGTAGTCAACTTCTCAATAGCCTGACGATTCTCATTGTTGGACTTGTCGTACATATCAAACATTCTCTCAATGTTCCTGTTCTGTTGGTCTATCATATATTTACAAAACCATCCAAGTCCACAGCAGGCAACTATCGGGAAGCCGATGCTCTGAATAAGTCCGCCTATTGTTGAGTAGTCCATAGGAAATACCTCCTTTACTATATTATACTATCGTTTAAGTCTTATTATACTATCGTTATACTCTTATAATTAAATAGCTCTTCATTGAAAAACGGAGGTGGGCAACCTCCGTTAATCAGTTTTTGCAAAGTTATGAATGAAAGAAACGAGAATTGAGAAACTTCAACTATTCCTTATCAATAGTATAAGATATATTTAGTCATCTGTCAAGTGCTCACCTTTAGCAAGCATACTCATAAGACCGTAGTACAATTCAACTTCTTCATCAACAAGCACTCTATTATAATAACTTGTTTCCGACTTATACTCTTTACCGTCCTTAACGGTCTTACACTCTTTTGCCTGAAAGTTTACTGAAACTACTTTCTCACCGACAGGTACTTTTTCCATTTCAAATATAGCGTCATTGTGTTCCCTTCTTTGACAACCCGATGCCTTAACGATAACCTTACCTTCCTTTGTCTTAAAAGCATACTGCTTTTGTTTCCACGCCTTGAACTTGATTATCTCTTCTTCGATAACAAATGTACCCAAGTTCTTAATCTCTTCAAAGTCATAACCGAACTTATCACAGAACTCTTTGACTGTCCTTTGTGTCTTTTCGTTGTATGCCTTAATCTTCTCACGGTTTTCAGGTGTATCAAAGCAGAAGATACTATCTGTGTCAGAGTAAATCCAACCGTCCAAGTCTTTTGCCAAACCTATAACCAAGTTCTTACAATATGATGTTATAAATACACCCCATTGTGTAGGGAAAGTAGTATCGGCTTCCTTAAATGCCTTTCGTGTGTCATATCTTCTTGCAGTATTACCATATACGCTGTTTACTGCTATTTTGTTGATTGCTCTCTCAATACCCGTAGTGTGCTCTTTGTTCTTAAACAAGTCCAATACGCAGTCGATATAAGGTTTAGGTATATAACCCGTATCAAACTCAATAAGTCCCAAGCACTCAATCTTCATTACATTTACAGTATCAATGAAAATCTTAATGTCCATCTCATCAAAGATAAAGGTGTCTGTGCAAATACCTTTCTCGTCAGCACTCTGACCTGGCTCCAAACCGTCCTTTGTCTTATAGCATAGTACCTTCTTACTCCAAGAAGTGTAGGTAATCTTATACTCACCAATAGTGTGCTTGCAGTCATCACCTAAATATCTTTCCCAATTTTTGCTATCAACCCACTTACCGCTACTAATACAATGTTTCATAAGGAAACAAAAGATATAAGCGGATTTAAGGTCAATCTCGATAATAGGTCTTTCAAACACTTCTTCCTTAAAAGGACAGTAGCAAATACCACCGTAAAGAGCCTTTCTTATATAATCATATTTAGTATATGTCGTAGGAAATATGTCTTTACCAATGGTAATCTTTTCGGCTTTACACTGCTTCATAATTCTTTTCCTCGATACCTGTGAAGGTGTTAAATATACGCAGTTGTCGGGTATGAATAACTTGTCCATCATTCCTTTCGCCCAAACTGATATATCGTTAGCATTATCCAAATCAGTGTTCCAACATTCCCTGAACTCTACAATATCAAGTACCTGAAAATACAATGGCTTTGTTGCGTTTTCAGGAAATACATTTGATACATAGTTAAATAAGTAATAGTACAATTCCTGTATTCTATTTGTGTAGATGATAACAATATCCTTTTTACTCTCACTATATACTTTCAAGCCTTTTCGTGCTATAAGCATTTCCAAAGCATTAAGCAATTCAGGTATGTCATCACCGATTAACGATTCAGTTGTACTTGACAAGTACCACTTTTTGATATAACTTGCCTTGTCCTCTTGAAAATCGTCAAATGTCAAACCATAGCCATCTTCTTCATAAATAGAATAGTTGTGCCAACCCTTGTCTTTCACTAACATAACTTTACCCTCTCTCAACTCCTGTAAGTGACTCTAATTCTCTCCACCTGCGGTCTACTTCCGCCTTTGACATAGTTCCTGAATGTATGCCTCTTGCTACTTCGGAAATAATGTCATCAATCTGTGCTCGTTTACTTAAACTCTCATTGGATGCTCTCATTATACCTTCATTACGCAAGCCTTCACCAATATATTCGCCTGCACCCTCTTCATAGATATAATCAAAGAAATCATCGAAGGACTTTTTGGCTAACTTCTTTGCTCTATCAGCAAATGCCATTGTTTGCTTTTCTTCAAATGAGCGTTTCTCACCAACGATACGGTTTTGTATTTCTGTGATATAGCCCTTTGTATCAAAACCCTTTCCCATTTTAGGTAAAAGTTCGTCAAGGACTTGTCTTTGCTCTTTTGATAAATCTTGTCTTGTGGAAATAGCACCTTTCTTTGTAAACGATACTCCCGTTCTGTTTTCAAGAATATCCTTTAAGTATGCTGTTTCCTCAACACCGCCCTCTTCAAGTAACTTTCTCAAACGAGTATTGTAAGTAGAGATTGAGAGTTCCTTTTTCTTCTTTTCTTCTTTCTTCCTTTTGGCTTCTTCTTTTGCCTTTTTTGCTTTACCGCTAACCCTATCAACAACCGAGCCTAATGCTTTACCAACTCTACCTGTTGTGGTTTCGATATTCTTCTTCTTGCCCGAATATAACTTTGCCATTGTTCTTCGCTCCTTTCGTTATATTACTATTACTATTAAATAGCTCTTCGTTAAGAAAACGGGGATTATTCATCCCCGTCATCATTGGACTTCTTCCTTGTCAGTACGGGAAATCTACCTGTAGCGATAAGGTCGAGTACCACTATTATTATAGCAAAGATTATGATGTGTTTCCAATCCTGAAATGCCCACTCTATAAACTTTTCTATGACACTCACGACCTTACCTAATACTTCCCACAACATATCACAACTCCTGTATCAGTCTGTTGAGGTCTGCCTTTTCACTTTCCGTCAAATCACTTCTGATACCGTAGTCTGTGAAGAGGCTGTAGTCTGCAACTATCATCTTCTGAACTCTTGCGTTCTTTGTTGTCTTATCAAAATGCTCTACCGTGAAGAAATAGCACTTGCAGTTGTTGCATCTTATCTTTCTTCGTGTGGCAGGTATTTCGAGTTCAACGGGTTTTACTTCCTGTACCTGACCGTCATAAGTTCCAATTACATCCTTTGCCTTAATTGAGTGGTTCTTGTGTGTCTCAATCGTTGACAAATCATCGCTACCGCAAAACATACATCTCATATTAGTCGTCCTCCCCTTCGTGTGTTTCAAAATACTCTTTTGTTGCAAAGTAGCCTTTCTCATCAAGGTACTGCAATACTTCAACTAACTCACCTGGCTCCGAGATACCGTAGTCATATAAAATCTTTAACAGTAACTCTTCCCTTAACTGTTGGCACTTAACCGTTTCCGATAAAGAATTGAGTTGTGCCTTCATCATAATGACTTCCTTCATAATCTGTTGATGTCTCATACTAACTCCTCCTGTATTCTTAAATAAATCTCGTAAAGTATTTCATTGAGTTCTTCTTCACTTGCCTTTGAGTAAATGAGTTTCTTTAACTTCCTTACATCTTCGTGGGTTACATTCTTACTCATTAGATACATAAGAGGGTACTCTTGTAACTTGTGAGTTTTGTAAAACTCTCTTGTTAGGTAACTCCAATCCCAATCTTGTTCATCGAGATAGTAGGAAAGACATAACTCGTACACCTCATTATCTATCATTTCATTTTCCGCATCTAACCCCTTTACAAATTCCTCAAAACTTAACATAATCATTTCTCCTTAAAACTCTGGAAAATAGTAGATACCGTCTGTGTCTGCAAATAAAGGTCGGAAACTCTCGATATAATCTCTGAAAGTCATTTCATCGATTTTTCCTTCAACAAGTTCATCGTTGTACGATGTGCGTAATTCAACATAACTCAAAAAGACCAAACCGTTATCATAAATCTTCATAGCCTTATCCTCCCTTTGTGTAAATAGTTGGCTCTCCGAAGTGTGCTTTGAGTTGCAGGTAGTTGTTTCTCAAAATGGTCTGCAACTTCTTCTTGTCGGTCATATTGCACTCCCATAAGATACCGCTCTGTGCTTCGTCCTTTGTAAGTTGTCTGTCCTCGTCTGTGTTGAAGTAAACAAGTGAGTAACCTACACCCTTTACATCGTGGTAGTGATACTGAATATAGTAACTTACATTCGTATCACCAAACTTTGCCTTACACATAAGAGCGGGCTTATCATTGAGTTCAGACCAAATGAAGTATTTACCGTAACCCCACAAATACTGATTAAGCAATTTTGCGTTCTTTCTCATTTTGGGTCCTTTCTTGTCGAGCAAGTACATAAGATTGAACAACGACTTAAAGGTATCACCCGTAACATCATAAACGCCCAAATTAGCATCATCAGCTAACTCTGCAAAAGTTCTTGGAAACTGTTTCATATCACACCTCCTTGATTACTACACAACCGTTGACCTTTGCCAACTTCCACATCTTGAAAACTTCCCTTAAACTTAATCTCTTTTTCATAACTTTATGCCCTTTCTGGTTTTATTGAGTATCCTTCTCTATTGACTTTATTATACCACCTATTTATGTAAATGCAATAGATTTATTTAATAAACCCCATAATTATTTACGACCACACTTGTCAAGGGCTTACACCACATTCCCTCCCCATTTGTCAAGACCCGCATAACGCCCTCTCTACCATCTATCCAATGGTTATGGTCTATCGTCAGGTGTCTATCCACACACCTATACCCTACATTCCATAACCTTTCT